GCGAATGTCTCATAATTAAATGGTTTACAAGTTTTGTTCATATACCTATCAAAAGTATTCAGGTCAAAATATATACCTTCTGACAATTTCATATACTCATAAAAGTTTGAATAGACATAATCCAATTTTTTTGCTTTTAAATTAATTTTCTTAAATGCAATATAACCGATACATAATTTCCTTAAATCAATCATTTTGTCCTCATTTTTTAATATTTTAGATTTACCAAATAAAGTTGATAAGTATAACTGCATAGAATCAACTCCAGTTAAAGAATATAAGAAATTTGTCTTATATAGAGAAGAGTAATATTCTACAGCATCTTCCAAAGTTCTCCCTTGATTTATTAAAGACCAATTATTTATAAGACTCAATTCATCTTCATTCAAAATCAAAGTATTCTTGTGTCTTTTATGATATGGTATAATAAATTTTACACCTACACTTCTACCAGGAACATAATTACCAGTTAACATTAGATAACAATCTATCCTAAAGTTTCTCACGTTATCACTTTCAACCAGATCTAGCATGACTTCTTGAGCATCAGCACCTAGTAGAAGCAAGTGTATAGGATGCATGTTAAAGACTCCACCAAAAGATAGGGGTACTGATGATAAATCTTTAACTCTTGGAATGTGATAAAATTTTCTTATCATCTCATCCATAGTTAACATTGTAGAATACAGTTGTAAATAACTTCCTCCGTTAGAGAATAATTCTGTAATCTTACTCACTATCATAGATATATCTGAGGCCCAACCTGATCCTTTAGGTTCAAAACTTAAATTTGCTAAAAATTTATGTGTCATTGGAATTAATCTACTATTATGATACATTATAGAAATAATTTCAAAAGTATTTTTTGATAAAGCAGATTTCTTTATTGAGAATAAATGATTACAACATTTTTGGAAAATTTCATATAATTTAAAATAAGAAACATTTTTATCAAATTTACTTGATGTTATAACACCTCCACTATCATCACTATGTGCAATCAAATTAAAGGTTACATTATGAGGTGATGATATTTTTTCATTAAAATATAATTGAGTAGCTGAATGGAAGAAACTAGATAAATAATTATATATACCCATCATAAAGCTTAAACTATTATTAAACTCAAAATCACCATCATCTCTTTCTTTAAGTAATTCTGTTAAATAAGCTTTTGAGGGGTTCTTCTTTAATAATTCAATAAACTTCTTCTGTATTCTAACTTTTTTCTTTAACATATAATACCATACAGC